ACTTCTCAGCCGCGTATTCGTTCGCCGTATCACGATCACTCACATTGTAATAATCCTCTTTCACAAGCATTTGCTTACCATTGAAAGAAAACTCATATGTATATTGATAATCCCCGTCGTGCTCACAGCCCATGTAACGCAATCCTAGCACTTGAGCAACATCCCACTTGCTAATCTGTACACTTGCCATCACCCCTCCAAATCGTCAAGGAACTTCTGCACAACAGTAGGCTCAACAAACCCTTCCTCCGCAGCAATCCGAGCCTGTTCTAGCCAGAACGCATCTTCTTCAGCGTTCCACGATTCCATAGCTTGCTCATCCTTCAATTCCTGCTTCAGCGCCTTCTGCACCTGCTCGATAGCTTTAATACGCTTGGCAAACTTGTTGATATATGGGGTGAACACAGCGGCTTGCTCGCGATGTGCTTCAGCCTTGACGTGTTGTTCATCTGCTTTATCAAATTGCAATGTTTGAGAAAAAGAACAGCACATCTCGTCAAACTCATCAGCCTTCTCGTTATACATCTTACGACTCTTGCGCAGATTGTTGTACTCTTCATAAAGCCCTGTAAGAGCCTGCGCATTCAGGCCAATTTGGGTTTGGATAAAACTTGCTTTCATTCTACCACCTCCTTACGTCCATTAGTCAAAGTAATTTCTCGATCTTCTTTCGGAAGATATTCCTTCCACGTCTTAGCCCAAGGACCACGGAAAGACAACACCCATGCGCGCTTTGCAATGCCGTACACTTTGTGCATTCGATCCCTTGCAGTGAAGATTGGTTTGATAGAAGGCTTAAGCCAGCCACCGTCATTCTCCCGCTCAACACACTGCTCGTACAAGCAACCCTTTAGTACCCACGAGATAGCATTGAATGCATGATTGTGGAATGCTTCTCGGCTTCCTTCATCAAATCGCAGTAGGACAATAGAACCGAAACATTTAGACTCAAACAACCAATATCCCGTTACATTGGATTCTTGCCCGCCGTCCTTGCTTTTGAAGAAGAGTTTCATTTGCACTCCACTTCTCGCAGCCAATACCAAGAATACTCACATTCTTTTCTGCCGCCACCAGCGAGTACATAATCGGCAGATTCCTCGTTCTCATCAATTATCTTCATAATTTGTTCACGAGTAGGTTTTGTCAGGAAAACCGCCTCAAAGTACTCGCCAGATTGATCATAGTCGTTGTACTCGGAAGTAAGAATCCAAACTTTCATTTCCCACCCTCTTCACGTTCGAGTTGCATGTACATGTCTGCCACTTGATCCCAAGTGAATCCACCATCCATAAGACCAATATTTAGCACTGCAAGGCTCTCTTGTACACTAAAGCCCATAGCCCAGTATTCCCGTACAAGTTCTTTCGTCTCAACAGCCATCACACACTCCCCTTCTCAAACACATATTTGTAAGCATCTTCCCACGTACTGAAGAATTCATAGTCAGGAAACTTAGCCTTGATCTTCTGAACATATTTGTGCTCGTCGCTGTACAGCTTGTTGGTCTGCACAACAACCTTGTGCTTCTCACAGATCTTGAAATCTTTGTCCAGAGAAATCATACCATGTTTGTACCAAGCCTTGCAAATACTAAGCGGGAACTGTGGAACCACTGTGTCTTGTGTTTTATACTTCATGAACATAAGCTGCACGTTTACACCATCAACAACCGCAGAAAACACACAGTTAAGGTCAGGATTCAGCTTGTACCACTCTGGCAAATCTTCTCCAGCACGCCCTTCATCCATAAGATTGATGCCTACATGGCGAAGCATCTCTGCAACAATCGTAAGCTGATCAACACTCGTATAAAAGAAAATGTCAAGATCGGCAGCAGGCTTTCCAAAATGCCAATCACGAGGTGCACCGCCAGCGCAAATTGCAAATGGATCAATCGGAAACAATTTGTCAAGCACTTTGTCTGCGATGGCTTGTTGTTTGGTGATAAGTTGTTCATCATCAACAGCATCGTGAGCAGTATACAAGTCGACGTTTTGTTGCTGATCTTCACACACAAAGCATTTGCACTGAGTCTCAGGCTGCACAAAATACGTACTCGCCTTCTTCAACTCATCACCTACAAGCACATATTCTTCATTCGGATGACTTTTGAAGTACTCCATGTCATCCGTCTTCATAATGATGCCGTTGTCATAAGTGAAGAACGCCTTAGCGTTATTATAAACTGCGGCATCACCAACGAATTGATAACCTAGATTGTGCAGCACGTTAGCAATATGTGTGCGATTACCGAACGGATCGGATAAGGCGATTTTCATCTTCTGGTAAGTCATCTTCCCTCCTTAGAATGTTAGAGCGTAAGAATTATAGCAAACTTTTTACGCCCGTGTCAATTAGAAACTGTGACCTGTGTTGCTGATCGCAGCATAGTCTGCAAGACGTTCAACACTGCTCTCCAAGAACCCCTCTGGTGGCTCAAGATAATTGCCCGTCTCTTGGTCGTAGTACACTTTGAAATAGCCACTACGCCCATACTTGCGATCTTCAAGCAGAACAATTGTAGAAGTGTTACGCTCTTTAGGGCTAATGTCAGGGTCTTTGTTACGTTCAATGCCCCACATGTAGTAGGTGCTTCGCATCATAGCACGAGAGCCTGTAAACTGGTGGCTCAACACTTTTCCACCTCGCTCGTGTGCAGGGCCGCTTTCTGGAGCCTTCAAGTGACAAAAGCAGTAGTAGATGAATCCGAGGTCTTTGGCCATCTTACTAAGCTCGTCAGCGAAACGCTCAAGCTCTGTGTTTGCTTCCGCTGCTGTCAAACCTTGCACCATCCTAGAAATCGGGTCAAGAACGATATCAGTCACACCTTCCACAAGAACAGCATGGCGGATAGCGCCCTTAACAACGCTCCACGAACATGCACCATAGTTGTTGTAGTAGATGACAGAATCGCCAACCTCATTCACGGCTTTGGTGAGGGTTTCTTGATCGAAATAGCCTCGCGAAGTGTCGTAGATGTCATTGCCGTAGATGTCCCGTAGCACACCATCATCACCAACGAAGATAACTTTCTCAGGATTCGTAAAATCCTTGCCGTACATCTTACCTGCAATCTTCTTACAAGTGATTTCTGGCTCCTCTTCAAACTTAAAGAGAGCGATCTTGCTTTTCTCTACCTTGATAACATACTCGGAAAGCTGGTTGACGAACTCACTCTTACCAATCTTAACACCTGCGCCGATGTAGTGCCCTTCGCCAAGACGACGACCAAGACTAAGTTTAGTCATTGAAGGCCACGGCCACGGCTTACCAAGTTGAGGCAGTTCTGATGCTTTAGATGCGAAGCTTTCAAACTTAACAAAACCATCTGGCGTATAATTCTTAGGCTTCATAACGCACCAGTACAACTGATCAGCCATTCCGTCGCGGATCATGTCAACAGGATCGTAGTCATCAGGTAAGTCTGCAACAAGAATATCCGGCATAAGGCTGTACACTGCCGCCGTAGCATCCTTACCCTTCATGATCTTTTGCTTTTCGCGCTCCTCTTGTGTGGCCTTATCTGCGTCAAATGCTGTAATACGCTCAGAAAATTTGGACAGCCAAGATTGGTTCTGCTTCTGTCCAAGATTCTGAACAGCGTTAGCGGTCCCTGCTGCAATGCTAACAACATTAGGATTTGCTTGAGGATACTTCTCCTTCATCACAGTCCAAGTTGCAGCAGCGTCATACTCACCTTCAGTGATGACAACCTTCTTGCCACCAGTTTTGTTAGCACAATGCATGCCGAACAAGTCGCACTTAGGGGATTGGAATCCCACAACAGAAAAGTGCCCTGTTACCATCTTAGGGACAGTTAGATCGCGCTTTTTGTACCCAACCAACTCACCATCGTAATGATATGGAAAGTAGTGTGCGATAGGTGTCTTACCATCTTTCGGACTAAGGGCTGTTTTGATGCCGAAGTGCTCGGCTGCTGCCTTAGAAATGAATCGCTCAGGAATAGCGAGAACAGGATAATTCGCCACGTCCACCATCGCCTCTTGTGGTTCGTATCGACTGCCTGTACTCTTAGTTGCTGCCATATTCTTCTCTCCTTTCCAATAGCCCATCAATCCTCCTCAATCTCAACATCCGCACCTGTACTAAGAAGCAAATCATACATCTCTTGTGCGTCATCTCTCTGATCACTAGAAATGGAGTCAAAATAAAACGCCTGAACGGAATCATCTTTAATCAGGCACACAGTGATAACGCCATCTTCGATATGAATCTTATATTTGTTCATACATCCTCCTTGTATTTATCACCACAAGAAACGTGACTTTCACGATTGCATCCCACAACATCCATGTCCTGATACCGAAACACAGTCATGTTAAGCTTCTTATCCAACTCAGTGATTTCTTTGTAACCTAAGAATAGGTATTTCGGCACTCTGCCAGTCTCAACTATATACCCAACTCGCTGAGATTCGATACGATCTAGGATACCCATTGCAATTTCCTCATGAATTCTCCCTACTGTCAAAAATCAATTTATCTACAAAATCTACTACCTCTTGGTAATACTCGTAGTAAGTCGCTTCCGTTTTAAACCCCTCAATGTCTTGTGGATTGCAGGGAAATCGCTTTTTGACTACCTGCTCAATATTCCACGCTTGTTGACCTGTAACATAGAATATTTGTGTTGCGCCTATTTTAAGGCCAGCACGTTTAAGATTTCGTGCGTGAGTGTGCAGTCGACGGTCAGGTGTGTTTGAAACACCAAAACCAATAAAACTGTGGCGGCCCTCCACTTTCAGTATGTAAAAACCAGCGTCAACCCCTTTCTTATACCCTGACGTGGCACAATCAGGACACCTATTTCCTACAGCCAGGAACGCGTGGATGTTAACAGGCCAGTTACCATGAACATCACAGTTTAGTACTATCTTACTGCCAACATTCTTGTAATTGTCCTCCCACCCTACGAAGTTATACTTGAATCCCTCATATTCTAGAGTAGATTTTACTTGAAACTCTCGCTGTTGTGCCGTCCATCTATACGCCCTTGAACACCTGCAAGACTTCTTACCCACAGATAGGTTAGCATAGCTGGAATTAAACAGTCCACTACACAGCCCATTCTTTACAAAGATATCGTCACTACAAACACCGCAACGATATTTCCACTTATTACCCCTAGATTTACATCTACCGAAAATTGTGCCAGAAGGAAACTTGCCCACCTCAAAAAATTTCTCTACGCAATGTTCGTCTGTGTATCCATTCTTCTCCGAGATAGTATTATTTGCACACACCCTGCATCCCACTTTGGAGGTGAGTAAAGCACTTGCCCGTAAATTAGACCACTCATTTCCGTCTAAATTACAACGTAATTTTATCTTAGTTGAATTACCTGCGAAATCCTCAACAAATCCAAGAAACGTATAATTTCTTTTTGAGCATTCCCGTTCAACTCTCACTTTACACTGAGCCAGTGTCCATCTGTACACTCTACTTTCGCAAGCACAGGGCGTTGAACCTCTTGTCAGGCTGGATTTAGCAATAAGAAACTGGCCATCTCCAAACAATTCTGGATCAAGATTGCAGATGTGGCAAACAACTCTGTAGACCTTATCGTGTCCGCTGGACGTAACACCATCTTGACATATGACTTCTATTTGGTTGCTTTTACCAAACCTTCGCCCAATAAAAGAGTCTGTCACATAGCCTCCAGTCGAGCTTTAAGCCTCCGCTTGCTGACAATCTTACGGGCCATTTGAATCTTCTCAACCATGTCGCCCCTACCTTTATTTCGGTAGTATGCTAGCATGGTTGAAATCACTGGTGCTTTAGTCACTTCGATGTGATCTGCAAGTTCATCAATTGAACATTCTTGATAATTAAAATTCATAGTAAGATTCCTTTCGTCAGAAACCTTAATTATAACATCTTAATACAATCTTGTCAATTTATAAGTTTTCGGGTCACACTGCGCCTCGATTAGCCAAGAAGCTGGCAAGCCGAGTCATCAGCTTGTGCTCTCCATAACCTTCTTTCTTCGTCTTCTCGATAACATTAGGCAGAACATCCAACAAATCGTGCACGGCGTTGATTTCAGCTTGGTATTCTTGCTGATTCTTATAGTAATGATCTTTCATGTCATTTGCCTGCTTGAGTTTAGATGCCAGATCAATTGCTTGTTTGTCAAGCTCTGCAATTTGACGCTTCAGCGATGTAACATTTTCTTTCTTAACAACCATAAATCCTCCTTAATTAATATGCGTTTCAAACTCATCAGCAAATGCCCTGATTTCCTGCCAAAGTGCACTTGGGTCAAACGCATCCGTTCCATCTTCGGCCTCGTAGTAGAAATGCTCTGATTGCAGCTTGAGGAACAAAATTAGGTCTTCAAAGACTTCTTTCATACTAGCACCCGATATCCACGATAAGCTTACCAAAGCCGCCACAGAATGCCATAAACACCATAATCATTTCAGTAGCAAATCGGCTATCATTAGACCACAGCGAAATGTCAAAGCCAACATTGTAGAATGCGCCCATCAAGAAACCAATAAGAGCGCCTAAGATTGCTAAGAGAGTTGCTTTCATTGTTTTACCCCAGCAGACTCGTCAGAGGACGTGACCACCTCTGGGAAGAATTGTCCATATGTCCACATATGGAAACAGAACCAAATCTTGTTGTACGCGCCATCTATATCAATATGATATTTGTACCAAGTATCCGAAGTATAAACTTCTTCGATACGCCTTTTGACATGAGTGTGTACGAGATGGATGCGAAAACCTACAACAAGCCACCAAACAAGTAATACAATCGGCGCATAAATATAAATCATACAGCCTCCAGTTCAGATTCATGCATTATCTGCCACATACCATCATTGTCGACGTACCAAGCGTATTTAGCCGATCCGTACGACCAACTAAGTTTCACAAGAGTGTTTAAAGCATACTCGTGATCTTCGTTTTCAACGATTACACGATGTGTGGGAATAAACCCCAATGTGGGCGTGAACATCACTTTTTCCCAACAGGGCACTGAAACTCGTCTGCAACAACTACGATAGGAACAACAATAGTTTCGCTGAACACGATGGCAAGGAAAGTATTCCAACCTGAGAGTTTGTATTCCAAGTCAGGCTTCTTGTCTTGCAGAACTCCAATGCATTCGCCGTATTCGGTTTTAGTTGTGCAACCTGCTGCGAGAATTGCGATAGCAGCGCAAAGAATAATCTTCTTCATAGTTTCTCCTTAATTAAAGTTCTTTCCAGTGTTTGCGAATCACTTTCGAAATTTCTTGGAACGTCATGCCGCTATCATTCATTTTTGCCAGATTTTCACCGTAACTGATACTTCCAATATCACTGTCCATACCTGACCAAACCATCACCTCTTTTGGCAACACAGTCGACTCGCCTAGATAAACCCATTTGAGCTTCTGTGTCGCTGCAATTTCGGGATGCTCTTGTGCATGCAAGTTACAGAGCACACCTAGACAGCACCACTTATCACTGCTGCGAAGGCGATGAATCCCTTGCGAGTACTCGCCACTTTCCAATGCTTTGATCCACTTACGTGCCACACTACGCTTCATATTTCCTCCCTGTGAATATGAAAGGGGCTTTCGCCCCTCCCTCTACAAATTAAATCGATTCAGTGCTTTTGGACTTCTTCCGACGAGCCAGCTTCGACACACCGACAAGGCTCACCAGACCAAAGCCCAGACCAGCCATTGCGAGCGAACCTTCGCTGTCGTCTTCCTGCTTAGCATACTGAGGGGCCGAGACAGGTACACCGCAGCAATCCATAGTGCCAACGCTCGCAGCAACTTGAGGTGCAGACACAGGGATGCCACAGCAATCGCTCAGGCTCGGAGCGGGACGGCGACCATCTTTTGCATCAGAAGCCAGCACAGGAGCAGAGACGTCATCTGCTACAGCCGAAGCAGAGACAGCAATTTGTGCAAATGCCGACGTAGCCAGCAGGGACAGGGCGATTGCGGAGATAGTTTTCTTCATGTTATTTCCTTTATTTGTGTTGTGAATTTTGTGCTCCGTTGTAGAGCACAGAAGCAGTGTACTTGAGATTGTTCAGCTTGTCAAGCTACTTTGAACACAGAATTCACTTGCTCAGCAATTAACCGGGCCAACATTACGTGTTCTAATTGACTAACGCCTTCTTCCATACGCACTTCAAGATAATGTATCCAGCTTCGGATCGTGCCATTGACATACAGACGGCTCATAGTCAGACCTTCCGGCAGAATAACACGAGCGACCTCCTTAGCAATGCCACGATCCAGTGCACGCCTGTACGTGTCCTGCACGATTGCCAGCAGCATCTTTTGCTCACTTTCCCACCAATCCTTCAGTACTTCGTCGTCGGCCTGAATGCTGTTCTGGCGGTTCTTGACATCTTGCATGCGCAGTTCCCGCAAACAAAATGCTTGCTCAAGCTGGGTCACGTCTGCATAGCGTTGGCTAAACTCTTGAAACTTGAAACTGCCATGTCGCAGAAGCTGACGTGCAATGTCACGAGGGCTTTCCACCTCTACAACGCAGTTAGCCATTTCAAACGGACTCCAGTGTTTATGCTTCTTAAGATAGTTAAGAAGCTTGTCTGCCGTATCCATATTCATCTGATTAGATGGATTGGACACACGAGCGCAGTATGCGATGAGTTCTTGTGCGTCTTCGATGCCTTCTAAAACAGGTTTAGTTACTGCAATAAGTTTTGCTTTAAACATTCTTTTCCTTCATAGTGTCACAAGACACAACCAAATCTTCCATTTCGTCATCATAAAATCGCTGAACGCTGATGACGAGTTTGTCATTGCATTGATTGAGATTGAGCTTATTTCTAGCCTCTTCCGCAAAACATTTAATAGCACCTTCTAGATTATCCATGTGGAAGAATCCCATGTTAATCCAGTCATCCGACACCACGTAGTACAAACTCTTATCAGCCTCTTGAAGCTTCTCAAGCCTACCTCTTGCATGATTAATTAGATTCTGCAAATCTTCTCTATCAAGCCCTGCTAAACGTTCTTCGTGAGTCATCCCACAATCTCCGTTTCAACTTCACTCCACTTGTCGTCCCACACAACGTGCACAACCTTACCTTCTTTTTCATAGAACGGTGCAGTACGAACACTAGCGGCCTTACCCAACCCTTCCACAAAGTCCGTATCATATTCTGCAATTTGACGTGCAGCATAAGCAAACAAATTATTTTGCTTCTCTTCCAACGTATCTCCATCAAGTTCAAACATGTACGACTCAAATTCTTTGACAGATTCTTGCGTAAGAAGGTTGTCCTTCAGTTCGATTTCGTATTCTTTTTCGATCACTACGTGGACGTTCTTCTTCATTTCTTCTCCACATCCACAACATCGCTAAACTGCTTAAGAATACCAATAACGAAGTCACTCTTTTGTTGTGCATCTTCATCGTTCTCAGCCATTACGCCCACCTTGAACTCCATGTCATAGCGGTATTGCTTAGGCTTGTTAACCTTTTTATCGGCCATACGTTCTTCAAAATTCTTCATCAGGTTATCGTTCATTATTCTTCCTCCGTATATTCTTCGTCAGAGCACTCCACATCAATAATTCCAGTGTCTTCCACGCTAACTTCGCCGTTGTTGAACATAGCAACTTCAATCTGGTCAGCTTTCCTGTGAGCATCAGCCCAGTTGTCGGCTTCAAACGTAGCCCAAAGTGATACACTAAATGTTGGCATTAATATTCCTCCACAGGGTCAACATCATACACTTCAAGAACAACTCCACTCTTAGAAGCAATTTGCGCAGCTAAATAATCTGCTACATCGAATGCTTCGTTTCGGGTCAGGTCTTCTTCGCAATCAACAATTGTTGAAAATGTGACTTGTATCTTCATCTCAGCAACTCGTCAAGTCGAAAATATGCTTCCGTCAAATCTACGACGACAAACCTTGATTGGTCGTCGAATTTAACTTTTACAAATTGCTCGGCAAACTTATCATAAATGTCACTGTGCAAAGCGAAAGCGTTCTTAGCATTGCCAACTTTCGACCATGCGCACTTGCTGTTGTACGACACAAACTCATTCGTTTCCGTGTCTAAGATTCCGTAGATGTTTGTCATTACAGACGCTCCACTTCATCAGCGTGCCGAATAATATTTTCAACCTCATTCGGAGGAATCTCTTCAGCTTTGGATTCGTCGAAAGGTCCATGCTCCCTGTTTGCAACATCATACGCGGCGTACACATCTTCGTGGTCTTCAACCTCTACCACCACAGTGATATACTTGACTGCTTGAACTTTATACCATTTGCTCATTTGTTTCCTCCTTTATGCGGCTTAACAATCCCACTTGCAAGCCCTTGTTCAAACTTCTTTACAAACTCGTCACTGTACATCGCTTGGATTGCATAGTAATTCTCCCATACAAACTCACGAAACCACCCGGACGAAATTGATGAGGCAAGTTTAGAGTGTGCAAGATCAAACGCTTCCTTGTACGTCTTCTTACCGGGGAACGGAATGATGCTACGCTCAAGAGCCAACACACAAATTTCTTCATACGCAGCATTCAGCTTAATCTGCATCGGAAGCTTGTCCCACATAGCCTTACTCACCATCACTTCACTATCTTCCGGCTTGAACTCAAGATATGCAGGACGAGCACCAATTGCAACAGCCTTATGAATCGTATCGTGATCGTACGTATATATGTCGTCACGAAAAAATCCTTCTTTGCTCTGGTTCAGCTTTGGTAAAGTGTTCGTGTACGTCTCCCTCTCACGTTGCTTGAAAAATTCCTCGTGCTCAGGGCGAATCTTAGCACCAAGCTTGCGCATGAACAAGATGTCGTCAAGAGTTTTCTTGAAGTGCGGAGAGTCTTTTTTGTAGCGATGTGACATCTTCAGCAAGTACAGCATGTCAAGAGAAGGCACTAACGTACCATTCGCCATAACAATGTTGTCGTCTTGAGCTTCCACGAATTTGACCAGTCGCTCAGCCATGCTATCTTCCCATGCAACTTCGGCTTCCACGATAGCCCCGCCAATGCGACGCATGTAGATGGATTTTCCTCCGTTAATAGGATAGCACACCTTAGCGTTAATGTTTTTACGATGAGTCATGATCTCGTCGTAAGTGCCAACCAAATCCACGTCAACAGTAGGTCGCACAAGGTGTGTTACGTGTGTTTTAAGAGCTAAGCTACCAATCAAAATCATGTCAGGCTTCCTTTACATTAACAATCACCACTTAGCAGTAGCTGGTATTCCAATCTTGAACTTCCGATTCCATGCTTTCCAGCAGTCCCCAGAGTTTGCTAATTGCAGGGTTGTCATATTCAATCAGACCGTTTTCGTTGTCATCAAAGCGATTGCTGTACGGAGTGCCATCGGGGTAATAGTCACTTTGTCGGTTATAGTAAGGCAGGTCGAACGCAACACCTGCAACATCGCTCACAAAGCTTACTGCGGACAGAAGATCAAAAGCCTTGTTAGCAAGGGCTTCTACCTTTTCTTTGTCATCTTCTTCCTCAAGCAGTTCATCGACAATTTTCTTACCCGCTGCAATACTGTCTGCAACAAACTTTACAGCACCTTTGCGAATGCTGTTGCGAGCAGCAGACATTTCCGCTTGCAGCGCATCATGCTTGGCCTTCATCTCGTTCAGGTTGACACCATCAATAACAATTTCTTGCATTCTTATTCTCCCTAGCAATTGTACGACGACGAGTTCCAATCCGAATTCAACTCGCCAATTTTCTCAATCAGGCGACGGAATTCGTATTCAAGCTTGACAGTGACGCCAGAGCGCTCGCTAACATCCTTAATATCTCGCAGAAGTTGCTTAATCGCTTCCACTTTCTCGGCAATGATCTTATTGCCATCACGAGTGCTCATCACTTCCTCGCCAGCCTTAGCCAGCAGTTCATCCAGACGTTTCTTGCTAATCGTTACTGTACTCATGTTTTCTCCTTTGTGTTAAATGATAAATTTACAATTTATTTGTTTAGCAGCTTTGCGACGAAGGATGCCAGCCGTCGTCACCGTAATAGCGTTCACTTTCATCGCCATTGTAGTACCCACCCATCCCGTATGAAGCACTGAAATGGAAACTAAGTTTGTGCTCATCTGCAACACCCTCTGCTGCACGAAGGGCGTCATACGCTTGTTGCACCAACTCTGCAATTTTTGCCACTGCTTCTTCTTTCGTCATTTTCTTCTCCTTAAGTTTTACTACAGTAAAATGCATGATCTGCGATACGTCTGTCAAACTTGCTCTCGCTTGCCCACCTTGGCACTCGGCCTGAGTGGAAGCTATCTACACATTTGCTTACAACAGCGTTCATTGTAGCAGCTTTTTTGAACTTGTCTACAAATTTCTTAGGAATTTTTACAGCCTTAAGATTCATACCACGCTTCACAGATGAAAACTGATGTGGCTCACGCACAACACTGCACACACTCTTCTTACGCTTTCTAGCTCTATTTCGGATGACTTGAATTACCCCGGCGACACCCGGGACAGGCTGATTGCCCGCTTCCTTGTAAGCTACAGCACGGAGGCAGATGTCATCGTTCACTTTAGCGTTTGCGCCTGTTGCGAGCATGAGGACTAACAACAAGGCATTGCTTGTGCTCAACGGTCTTCCTCGATGTGCATCCAGACACCCACTTCGTACATGCCATAATCGTACTTCTTACCAATCTCCATCTCAGGTGCGTCACGTTCTGCAACACTTTTGACAACAGGGTAGCACCACAGATATGCATACACTTCTGCCTCACGCTTTGTGTCAAACGTAGCCTTCTCCCAACATTTAAAAGTTTTTGGTGCCATTACAGCAGGCTTGTCATTTTCATACACTGTGTATGTCATCATCGCTCCCTGTCAGTAGGCCAACCAAGTTCCTCACGAGCCTTACGATGTTGTTCTTTGGTCATACTGTTTCCTCCACAAGCTTGCTATTCGGCTTGAACAATTCCTTCACTTTGTCTGCTGCCCAAGATTGAAGCTGGCCGGGGAATCGTTTGAGTTTCAGCGTCTCGTGCATAGCCCAACATTTTACACCAGTTTGAAGTTCTACCCGATAACATTCCTGAATGCCGATCTTTACATTGACTAGTTGAAGACCTTCTAAAATTGTGCATTCAAGCCCGACCCTAGCACCTTTTTCTACTTTGTCCTTCGTAACAATACACACGCTACCTACAGGAAACTCTTTCATACACCCTCCGCTTTCAAACGCTCAATCTCTGCAAGCTGTGCACGCAAAGTGGACTCTCTACGCAGCTTTTCCTCGCGCGCATATGCTTTCTGTCGACGCTCTTGTTCTTCCAGCCGTTTAATTTCTTCGGCATGCACTTCACAGCACTCTTCTTCAGTTGTAAAAATGTTCTTACCAAGAGTGTAGACAGTTCCACTACCAATACCAGTTTCTTCGCACATATACCTCTCAAGATGTTCTTTCTGAGGTTTGTAGTTGTCGCCAAAGCTGACTTCAGGACGCCCTGTACTATCAGTGTGCTCAATAATAATCTTACCAATCGTTACTTGCTGAGGATGCTTCCAGTCACTCCACATCACCCAACCTTTGTCGCCAATGTTAAACGCTGTTTCAAACTTCATTATTACTCTCCTTGTCAAAATGTTCGCTCATCTTACACAGCGCTCTACAGCGTGTCAACAACTTTCTTGAACATTCTTACGAACGCCTCGCTTGACAGCATCGATCCTACGTGCGATGATGCAGCTTCTTACAAATCTTAGGAGAATATTATGAAGGTGAAATGCATTGACGCAGAGTTTTCATCTCTTGTGTTTGGGAAAACTTATACAGTTGCAGGCGAATACTGCAATACAGATTACGTTCTTGAAGGAGGGCACGGTACGTGGCTCAAATCCCGATTTGAAATTGTGCAAGAGGGCGGCGACATCCCCAACCCTGAAGAATGCAATATCATCGCGCGCAACAAATACATGCGTGAAGTGAAGCCGGGTGTGTGGGTTGATGTGTATGACGTTCTACGTGCATGGGGCGTTGTTGATCCGTGTTTGCAACATCTTCTTAAAAAGGCACTCGCAAGTGGACAACGTGGACACAAGGATTTGAAGGAGGACTTGGAAGACATTCTTGCGTCTGCAAAGCGTGCTGTAGAAATGCACGAGGAGTGGAATGCACCATATGAAAATGAATTCTAAACTTCACAATAAGTCATAAGTAAAAATTCGTTGGTGATGCAGGATCAATCACCCCTTGGGATCAACGAGGGGTGTTTCCCATTTCCCCCTAATTTTTATTCAGCTTACCCTTTTTCCAACTTCATCTCTCTGCAAACCACGTTTTCAGAAACGTGTATTCCGCACTCTCTTCCCTCCCTCTAGACAAAGCTCCGCCACGCATCCTCTAGGGCTGCAAAATTTAGAATGTAAAGGCGGACAATAGGACGCCCAACCCACTGACTTGCAGCGGTTTCACACCTATACGGCGTGTGTTGTCAATTCAAAAGGCGATAGAGTGCCCCACCCGTCTCGTCTGCGGGTTTAATAGGAGGGCAGAATGCGCTCCATCCTTCATCCTATACCTGCTTACATGTGTTCGACCTATCACTTCTGATAGGGGTTTCTATCACGCCCCTGTTAAACAGCGCACATAAGGTAGATAGCGCAAGAATTACAATCACGTTACGCCCTTTCTTGCAGAATGTACACAAAATGTTGTGATTATTTGGTGAGAATTGTAGGCGGGCGCTGACAAGTGCACTTACATCAACTGTTTATGCATACAGCAAGCTTGTGAAAAATCACGCTTACCACGTTACGGAACAGAAATCTAGTGGTATATGAAAATTTATGTTGACTCTGTGTTTTATATGCCTTATGCTTCACTCATCGACGGGCAAGACAGAGAAGGAAAGCAACGCTGTCGAGGCAGCTAAAGCTGCGAAACCTGTAAGCAGAACACAATACGTAAGTAACGTGATACGTAAGTAACGTGATACGTAAGTAACACTACTTAATTACACACATATATAGGAGTATCAAATCATGGCAAAGAATGTGGTTATCCGACTGGCACCAGTGTCTAACGTTCCAATGATCGTTGACGCCAATTCCCTTAACAACGGTCGTCTGAAAGCATTCCTTGTTGGGCGTGAAGACGAGACTGAAATCGGTATCGATTACTTCCGTGCGAGCAGCCCGGTTGAGCCAGATTTTGCACACAAGATTGCAAGCGAGTTTGCAAAGCAACGGAATATTCCTGACACGGAATTCCTCGTGCGCAGTCGTCTTCCCAAAACTAACGTCAAGGCGCGTAAGCTGGACGACAGTGCAGCAACCAATCTCACTCTTGTGAAGAATGAAGAGAAGGTACCAGAGAGCAAAGAACCTGTTGACAGCAACAATCTGACAACTATGGCTCAAGCTATGGTCGACGCTCACAACAAGCGCAAGGATGACGTGAAGCCTGAGCCTGTCAAGGAAGAACAGAAAGCTTCTGCTGACAAGCCTCATGGAGCTACGGTCAAGCGCACGGAACAGGAGAAGAAGCCTCGTCGAGCTTACCAGAAGAAGGACAAGGAACGTTCGGCCAAAAGCAAGGCAGCTTACGAACGATACCTGAAGGAAATTTCTGCCGCGAGTGCTGAATCACCAACGTTCATGGAAGCTGCCAAACCCGGTCCCGGTGTCAGTGAGGCTGATGTCGATGAAGCAACCCTTCAATTTGCCCTAAAGTTGGCCAAGCTGTTGAAGGGTGTAATGTAAATTCCCTCCTCGTGATGTGCCTTTGCCCGGCCTCGTGCCGGGCTTTTTCTTTTGTGTGAAAATTTTCGTTGACTTCCCTAAGAATCTTAGGATACACTAGAAACACCTTAACAAATTTAAGATGAGGAACAACATGACTGAACGTGCAATGGCGTCTATCCGCCGCATCTCTGAAATCCGCAACCATCCAAACGCTGACAAACTCGACATCGCCATCATCGACGGATGGCAACTTGTGACAGCAAAAGACAACGGCTTCAAAGCTGGCGATATCGTGGTCTACTGTGAGATTGATTCGTGGATTCCTAGCGAGGTTGCCCCATTCCTGTCGAAAGGAAAAGAACCGCGCGAGTACAACGGTGTGAAGGGTGAACGCCTGAAATCCATCAAGCTTCGTGGAGAACTTAGTCAAGGGTTGATTCTTCCGTTGAACATTTTAGAGGCTATTCCTGAATATCCCACAGTTTACACGGAAGGGAAAGATGTCTCAAACGCTTTGCGCATCCAAAAATGGGAACGCCCAATGAATCCACAGCTTGCAGGACAAGCCAAGGGATATTTCCCGTCGTTCCTGCGCAAGACGGATCAAGAGCGTATCCAGAACGAATTTAAACGTATGAAAGCAGAACACTTCGCTGACACGTATGAAGTAACGCTTAAGCTTGACGGCTCCAGCATGACCGTGTATTACAACAATGGCGAATTTGGTGTATGCTCTCGTAATCTGGAATTGAAGATTAATGAAGAAAATGCAGGCAATGCATTCATCAAAAAGGCTGTTGAACTTGGCTTGGAAGAAAAGCTTCGTGCTTATGGAAAGAACATTGCCATTCAAGGAGAGTTGTGGGGGAATGGTATCAACGGCAATCATGAGGGAATTTCACACCATGAGTTCTCTGTGTTTGATATCTTTGATATTGATGAACAGCGTTATCTTGGTGCGGAGGTTCGTCATGGCATCTGCCACAGACTTGGCCTACAACACACGCCTGTGATTGAAGGTATTGACTTGCGGAATTTCAAATCTGTGCAAGACTTCCTTGCTTATGCAGAACGCCCAAGCATCAATAATAAGATTGCAGAAGGTGTTGTCTTTAAGAGCATGAGCAATCCGGAGTATTCGTTTAAATGCATTAACAATCAATATTTACTGGAGGGTGGAGAATAATATGGACATCGACAAGCTGAACATGGATATTATGAATATTCTGTGCAATATCCCAGCAGGAGCTACAAACCATGCTGTAAAAACTGCATACAAGTTAGGTCATCGTGACGCTCGACACGCTGCTGTGGAAGTGGTGTTGGAGCATAACAAGGCCAGCGGGAGCGGCTGTTCCGTCGCTGCCGGGGCGATCCGCGACCAGATCACGGCGGATGCAATTTGCGTCCTGCACCTGCTGGACACCGTGGACAAGCTGGTGGGCGGCGCGAGCGGCGCAACTGAAAGCATTCAGGAACATGCCCAACACATCGTCACGCTCGCGGCAAAGGTCGGAGCCCAGCCAGCCACCAGAGGGAGCGAACTGGCGCCATGTCCCGAGCTAAGGCAAAATAACCACCTTTCACATTGACTAACGGCCATTTCCAATATAACATGTTTGCATATAAACAAACAAGGGAAGCGGAATGGCTGAAATGTCTATGTATGAAATCACAATTCTTAGTGCGACGGATGTAGAGTTGTATGCTTACATCAAACACTTCTCTCTCGATAAAGATTGGCCTTTAGAAATCATGCACAACGGAGTAAAATACACGTACGAGGTTTACTGGACCCTTCCTACAGAAATGGGAAGTGGTTATGTGCAAGCTGCTCGCTATCTTAACGAGGAATGAATGGGCACAATTAAACATTTCGCATACACGCTCATCACTCTTATCGTGTTTGCTTTCGGATTGACATTTCTGAATCAATCTGTGGAACTTAACAACGCGGCTGTTATGATGTCTCTTTCAGTTATTGCGTTTGCAGGTTATTTATCATACGAACTCATCACAACTGAAGATTATAAAATGGTGCCATTTCTTGTATTTGGTGCTGTGATTGCTACTTTGTTTGCTGCAATGTATCGCTACGGAGGCTGATGTGAAGAAAACATTCATTGCTGTAGGATTGGCTATTGTGTCAACACTGATGTTTATGGATTGGGCCAATTACGAGCACCACTTGAAAGAAAAGAGAGAAGCAATTTTGGCGGGAACGTATGATGGGAAATAATGTTTAGAGGGCCGCATGGCCCTCTTTTCATTTTGGAATCTGAAACGTGTTCATATTCAGAATTTCGTTGATGACTCAGGATCACAACACCCCTGCGATCAACGAGGCCATATAAGATTTTCTGTGTAAATTTAGTCCGGTGCAGGATTTTCTGAGATTGTGTAAAGATTTCTTAGGTCGATGCTGAAAGGTAGTGTGTTTCTCTAAGATGCTTATCGTGATAACGGACATCGTGATAAGGATTGTCTTCATATCGATTGCAGGTTCAACGCCACAGGTACAATGCTATATAGAGAACGTCTAAATCCTCGTGTTTGGTGCTTATGTGGGCTTGTCGGACTAAAAGTGCTTGACACGCTTTTTGTTCTGGTCTAAGATGTACTCATTGCAGCGAAAACCAACGGAGAACATCATGATTGTCAAAGAATTGAGCTACGCATACCCTTCTAGTACGATGGCTAAAAAGCTTGGCTTTGCTCGTACAGGTTGCTACTTCGTGACCACTGGTGAAGAGGATGCAGATTACGATATGCGTAAAGTTGTGCAAGGATTTGACAAGAAAGAAGATGCGCAAAAATGCATGGACGATATCAATTTTCCTATTGGTTTCTACAGCATAAAATAAAGCTTGACAGCTTCCAGATAAACAAGCATACTAAGCACATCAACAAACATTTAGGAGCAAACCAAATGAACGCACAAGAGAAAGATAACGCATATACGCAAGCTGTTGCACAAGCTAACAGCATCACTGCAATGGTAGCAGCGCTGGAAGTTGATTATGATCGTCTGGAAGAATTGAAAGATGAGCTTGAAAGTGCTTGCGAAGATCAGGCAGAGGGAAACAGTTTTGACGTTTGGGTGGTGAATCAGGCTAACGACGATCAGGCAATGTTCCATGATGCAGCTATTGAATATCATGATTTAGTGGAAGCAGCAAATGGCAACGAATGTGAAGACGGAGCACGCGAAGCTATCCAGAATGATGCTCTTGACGTGCAAGTGCGCTCCGACTGGCATGCACCGGGTGGTGACAACAAGCCTAGCGAATTTCAGATTCTGCTGTGCACTGGCGGCCCTGCCGTGCGAATCATTGGCGAACTGGACAATTATAGCGAACCGTGCCGCGCTTGGATCGAATATCAAGATTGGTTTCAACCGTGGCAAGAGGCTGTCGGTGTTATTGAGCAAGATGTTTTGTTGACGTATTGCCAACAGTTTTATTTTGGGGAATAAAATGGAAGACACTCTTTTCTCAACCTATGACCCTGTTGATTGGTGGATTGACAGACTCGGAAACATGGAATTTATCGAAGATCAAAAATCAGGCTCTATCTTAAACCCTGCTTTCTGGCACCACATGATTCGTGTAGCTGATATTGCAAATGTAAATCCTTCCTCACTCTTTTAAAGTTAATATCATGGCAGAAATCATTGGAAACTATCGCGTCTATTCTTCCAACGCCTCGCGCAATCAGCGCCCTAGCGTAACTGTACGTCGTGACGATGGGGCAATCGTGGCAAGGATTTATTCTGAAAAGAGTCAACCTTTGCGCTTCCTTCGCAATTGGATTAACTGCACTGAACGCTTGGAGCTAGTGGACCAGCTACGCGGCAATGGCGTTCCACCGGGCATTATCAAGGAAATCATCTCTGTGAAGGATTGACGATATGCTAACCATCAAATGGCGTTACGAGTCGGACAACTGGCACGAATACATAACAGAAGATAGTGCCATTGCTGGACAAATTTTCCGCTTGAAGGTGTTGGAACCGAAAATTATGGAAGTGAATCTTTGCAGAGACGATGTTCTAATCATCCGGTATGTGAAAGAAGATGAGGAAGATTAAAAATGCGACCAATAAAAACTAAATACTACCAAGGGAAACGTTATCACGATCCCGTACAAGTTAATAGCGCAAGTGATGCGAATTGGGCTGTTGCTAAATGTGTTGCCCATATGCAAGTGAATCATTATGGAGCAACGAGCGCTGAAGTGTACGACGACAATACAGGCGAATTGCACGCTATCGTTACACGAAGCATTAACGGGCGAATTCAGATTGAATACAGGCGTGATCCTGTTAAGTTTGAGACGAGATTAGCTATTGGCGCATTGTTTGGAAAGGGGAAATGAAATGCCTATGTCATATTGGGAAGGTTATAAGGCGTTCCAAAATGGTAAACCCTATGAAAGTTGCCCTTATCCGTTTGTTGACGAAGAAGAAAGCGATCATAAATGGTGGGTTAGCGGATGGTATGATGCGAGGAGTGACAGCAAATGAACAAACAACAAGCCCACGAATTGAAGCTCAAGATGGCCCTGTTCGCTGAAGCGACCGCAATGCTTGCTTTGCTAAAAGATAAAGAGCAATCTAAATGGGATTTAGCTCTGTCAGCACGAGACAGAGCACGAGAGGAACTATATACGTTTATTGATGAATTGACGGAGGAATAAATGAGCTACACAAAAGAAGAATGGAAAGTTGAAGGCACAACGGTTTATGCCGAGTGCCCTAGTAACGCCAATCAGTGCCGTTTTTGGGCAGAGTGTTATTCATCAACGGATGCTACAAAAGAGGAATTGGTTGCAAATGCGCGTTTAATGGCAGCATCGCCGTTATTGTTGGAAGCTTTGCAAGCAGTAACACAAACTCTTTCATGGCAATACTTCGGAGAGTGTAGAGGTTTTGACGAAGGGTTGCTTGCACCAAAGGATGCAGTAGATAAAGCACGAGCAGCAATAAAGAAAGCTTTAGGAGAATGAAATGAACAAACCACACCGTCACGCAACACTCATCCACACTTGGGCAGATGGGGCAGAGATTGAATATCTTAACCACTGCGGATCATGGGAACATTTGGAATCTCCTGCGTGGGACGAAGACACAGAATACCGCATCAAGCCAGAAAAGGAATATCCGAAAAGCACGTTGACATATGATGACTTGTGCAAGCTTGTGAATCTTGCATTGGCAGAACATCGTGAAGATGGAACACACGAAGGATATCAAACCTTCCTAGCGCGGTATGTTGCCAATGAGGCCGTGAAGCGATACATTAAGGAGAACGAACAATGAAACACAACACACCCGGAATCACGTTAGATCAGTTCATAGCCAACAAACCTAAAGAGCTACGCCTAGGCCAATGGTTTGTGAATTGTTATTGGAAAGGGAGTGATAGTTACAGTCAACGCCTATATCAGCTTGACGGAGTGTTGGCAAAATGGGAAATTCAGTTACTTATGAATGAATGGCAATGGGAAACGCTACCTGAGATTGACTAGCAAATGCCATTTAAACGCACGAGAACGGCCCTACACGCTCACGAAACACACTCGGACGAGAAACATACGTTCAGCAAAACAAACAGCGTAGCGGGCTTGTAGATAAGCCGCACAAGATTCTTAAATTGTGCTTGACACGCTTGCTGTTCTATCCTAAGATGACTCTAACGCCTCTTACGAGGTACAACCAAACGGAGAACTTGAAATGAAAACGATTATCGCTATCCTCGCCATTGCATCCCTCGCCGCATGCGCCACCCCTGGCGCTTACGACGAAGGTGGGCGCAACACGTACACCATCCATGCACAAAACGGAGATGCTATCAAGCTGCGTCGTGACTTGGCACGTTGCCAATTTGACGACAAGGCACAAGCTTTGATGTGCATGGAAGAGAAAGGGTATAAACTCGTTGCTAAAGTGGACTGAGCTATGAAATACACTAACGAACTCGTCCACAAGGCTTGCGCTGAATTTGTGCCAACACTTGTTGAGAATAAACATGTAGCGCACCTATCGTTGCCGGAACTTTTGCAGAAGGCAGGATTGGAGATTTTTAAGCAAATGAATATTGCCTACGGTGTTGCTTCGTTCCATCCCGACAAAGCCTACGCAGCGTTGATTATCCAAGATGGATTGAAAGAAGTTTCGGAAAAGGGCTCTCTTGAGTTCGGCGAACAAAATGGCTATTGGGGTGCGCCATGACTATCCATTGCACCGACCGCAACCTGACATACGCACAGATTCGTCATCTCGTTCTGGAAGAGGCTGCACAAGCCATCCTTGAAGACACTTTCGAGTATGACGGAAAAACGTATCAAAGCATGAATGCGAAACACTTTGCAAACCTGCTTCGTCAAATGCGACATGAGGGAATGAAATGATAGACAAAACAAAGATCAAGCCCGGCACACAATTGGTTCACAAAATGCTTGGCTCCGTTGTCTATACAGAACAATGTGAAGCATTGGAATTGATTACCGGAAATTCCTCTTGTGATGGTCCTTTTGGTTCTCTCTTCGTTAAACATAACGGAGACATCAAGGAGGTTACATTGTCGTTACTTCACGAGGACACAAAATGAAAACCATTAAATCAATGCTGACCCGTCTCTTTGAAAGCAAATGGACGTATAACGATTGGCGCACTGTGCGGGTGCATAAACGTACGGGCGATGTAGAGTATTTGCACATGGATGGATATGGGAATTGGTGGATGGACGAGCCGATGTTTGATGAGTGGTATTGACATGGAACTCAATTGGAAATCCCTAGACACTCGGGACAGATTTATCGAAGCAATAGCCTTACTCTGTGCTGGAGCCTATCCACCTGAAGAGATGATTGATGCATGGTTGGATAGTGACGACGAACGCTTACAGACATGGTGTGTCAATGAAGCTGGCCTATCTTATCTAACAGGGATTAGCATTATTGAAGCTGCACATATGCTTGTTGAGGAAGCTTTCGGCAATGCGAATATTGATGCAGAGGGAAATAGACTATGAAACTATTCCTAATCAGTCAGATCAAGGACAACGGATACGACACGTACGATAGTGCTGTTGTAGCTGCTAAGAATGAAGATGACGCACAAAAGATGCTGCCTGGGTGGTACGACGAAGGAAAGTTTTACCCTGCAAAGATTGGTGATTCTTGGGTAGCGCCTGAGCATGTAGACGTAGAATACATCGGAACAGCCAAGCCCGGAACGAAAGCCGGAACAGTGATTTGTGCAAGTTTTAATGCGGGCTAAATATGAATCGTAGACAAATTGAAGAGTGGGCAGGTAAGTATGTATTCTTGACACATTGGCCTTTTACTAGCTCAGTGAACACAGCGGAAGGCAAACAGTACAACGGAATGCAGGATCGTCGTAAACATTGGCTATTGCTGAGACTTACAAAGGGAGGTATGGCAATGATTACTGATGGGGAAAACACAATCAGCGTACCCCCATTCGATTTGAATTACTGTTGTACTGTTGTTACAAATATTGCTTGACATGCTTGCACAGCACGGTTAAGATTGCACAATACAACACACAACATGGAGAACATTATGGAAACTGTCACCTACACTCTACCTTTGTTCTGGGCTCCTTATCTTATCAATCGTGACGCATCAGGCTACACAGAATCGGAACTGTGCAATATGCACTATTGGCGATGTGAGCATGCAAGCCTCGGTGATGCTCTGGATATGGTGGAAATTGGATATTGCCGGATTCATGGGCAAGAGATGGCGGAATATGTGTTTCCTGTGGTGGAATAATTGGAGAATAAAATGAAACTTAACAATGAAGTTTTAGCAGAGCTTATTCGCACTGTTAGCAACAATCTGGACAATGGAAACACTGTCAATGCTCTGGAAATTGTAAAACCTCTTCGTGCTCATGTTACACCCAACTGTCATGTTGGACGCGGTGAAGAGATGAATGGTACACAGGAAGGCTATCGCTTACAGTTGGAATGGTATGCGGGGCAGTTGTTGACGATGGTGGATAATGGGCAATGGTACGGCATCAATAGCTGGATCAATTGCACGGAAAAGTTTACTAGGCCGAATGTGGTGTGATTATGGACATGCAACCAATCAGTGATACTAAGCTAGTATGGACTAATTTCTCTGGAGACAGCTTTTGGGGAATGTACACAGAGGAAGAGGCGTATACACTCTTTGATAATAAGAAGATGACGAGCACACAAGTGGAACTGATTCCTCCGTATGGGAACACTTATCTTGTGTGGAATAGGAATTGTAATAGAGAGTTTGAGTGTTGGAAGGGGTAATTATGAAACCTAAAATTACATTCTCTGGACGTTCAATGTTCATCAACACAGCATACAAGCTGTTCCATGTGACGCCAGCTAATCCCGGCGTCTATTGGTTGCATGTACATGATGTTGATACGCTTCGCATGCTGACGTTTGTTATGCTTGTGGATGACTTTGGTAACTTGGTGGATTGTGTCGATACAGCTTGGCAGAGGAAGCATTTTAGGAGGGAGTTGCATTAACAAATACCCGCTTTAAGCGGGGTTTGCTTTTAATAGCAAGCATTGCGCCAAACTTCCTTACAGTGATCTTTATTCTGTGCATTCCTAAACCTTAACTCGCACTCAAGCGCCCTACAAGCGATCCTAAGCAGCATCACAAGCTTTTTGCAATAGGATTGACTCTTGCCTGTAGCTTCCATGATGAGAGACGTTTTAATCACCGGCTGAGTGGAAATCAGCACATACAACATGTTCCTAGACAGTGGCCTAGTGTTGCCTCCTAAGTCAAGGTTAGCAACTCCTGTAATGATGTCATCGATCCATGGATAGTCGTCGCATGCCATACCGTACAGAGGGTAAACCATAAACTCTTCAACCAAGTAAGAGTTGTCATATTCGTATTCTTTCTTTGCCATATCTTCCTTGCAACAATCCATAAAGATCACCTATAATAAGGGAGTGCGACAGCACGACCGGCTGCACAAGATTCTTACAGCTTTGCACAGAGAAATCCATAAAGATCACCTATATAAAGAGAGAAGAATTTTGCAGCAAAAGGGCATTATAACGGGAAAGTGTAACATTGGCAAGAATATTAGCATATCTTATGCTCCTAACGTCGCAAGAATACAACACATAGGCTTGGAACGAGGGTTGACACCCTCAAGCCTAAAAATAAACAAGAATGTACAAGAAAGATGTTGACACTGGAAGAAGAACAAAGCATACTAAGCACATGTTCAACAGATCGCAGAGAGGCAACAAAATGTCTTACACCAATATGGTTGTAGCAGGTATGAAAAATAAGCTTGGTATGGATGAATGGCTTGCCTATCTGTCAAAGCTTAACAAGTTTCAATCTCGTCAGAAAGAGTTGATGAAAGATGTGTTCAAGAAGCACAAAGGTTTGTCACGTGCTGAGATTGCTAAGAAAGTGTTGCCAGTGTTGCGGTATGAGGGATTGTGCGAAGGATTGCCTGAATATGTTGTAAATGGATATTGACAGCAATAAGAAAGCTAAAGCATACTAAGCACATAGACGAACAACACTCTTACGGAGCCAATCATGAACCCAACCACTTTCGCAACAATCATTGCATTGCTCATCTTCCTTGCAATCCTCATTAATGACATGTTGAGCTATCCTAAAGAGCAACAAGCTAACGAAGAATGGAAAGTCATCCTCAAGGAATGGGATCGTAAGGAAAGGGAGATGTTTGACAAACAAAGCTGGGAAGCTAGGCAGAAACGTTTTCAACAGATGGGGATTTGATTATGTACGCAATCAAGAAAGAGCCGGATGTAACAGATAAGGGTATTTGGCTATCACTCCCTGTTGGATTAGGAGATGATTATCTGAACGATGAAGGCAACAGAGTTATTGCAGTCTTCAGGACACTAAAAGATGCTAAGAAGGAGCTTGCAGAATGTCGTAGGCAAGGTTGGAAGATGAGTGTCCTTAAGATCGTTAAAGTTCAGATTGTAGAGGAAATCTAACATGTGCAACGCCTACATCACAGGATACAACGCTCACAAATACGGATATGCAAAGCTTACACAATGTCCGTACATGAAAGGAAGCTATAACGCTAATCAATGGGCTGAAGGCTGGAAGGCTTGTACGTGCTGTGCTAAATAACTGAATTAGGCAGCTATGATGCTCTATATAATAGCCATGCTGCCTTTTCGTTACGTCTTTTTAGCACCTCGGAATATGTTGACGCTAAACAATAACCATGTGTAGTTAGCAGTTTTCCGTTCACGAGGTTGGTGAAACTAGACTTTGGGACGCCATACAATTCGTACATCTCTTTATATGTAGCAGTAAAAATCTCTCCTGTCTCAATGACACAAAGCTCAACGTTCCGAGCTTTTCGATAGTTGACACCTTTTATTGTTATACCTTTATATGTCAGCGATGTGCCATTTATCATCCTCTTGAGTCCTACACGAGACACATTAAACAAATTAGAAGCATCGTCTACTGTCAAGTTAAAAACTTCACCTGTAGCTATTACTAAAAATTCATATGTTGGAGGAGGTTTAAAATACACACTTGCCAAAGCAATACCCTGAGCCCCACGTTCTCCAGAAACTAAACGGGACGCTTCAGGGCGAGTTAGTCCATAGTTTTCTACCAACTCATTTTGAGTGCAAGAAAACGTCTGCCCTGTGTCTTTAAAAACAAAATCGTATTTTTCAGGATTCCTATTTAATGGAGTATAACCCTCAACCTCTGTAACTCCCCCGATAGTCAAGTTGCAAAGTTTAATGCCACACTCTCTGTAAAACTTGATCGTCTCTACTTCAAGATCATAAGCATCATCCTCTGACAGCCCTTTTTCTACGTACTCTACGATCCTACCGCACTTTTCATATACACGCTTCCACCAAACATTTCTTTGCTTGACATCATTGGCACGATTTCCGCACCCTTTGCCAACATAGAACACCTCTTTGTTGTCACACCTACGGTGCACATAGACGAAAAATTTATTAGGCTTTTCTCTTTTTGTCATAACTTCCTCGTGTCGTAAGTTTGATTAAGGTTAAACATGGGTAGACAACTTTTCCTCTAGCACAGAGAATTTGTACAACCTGTACGCTTCCTCAACCTTTTCGGACATCTTCACATCATTTTTCCATTTGTTACGAATACCCCAAATACATTGTCGGGTAGATTTCTTAAACTGTTCAGCAATTTCCGCTACAGAGGCATTACGATAGTTAAAGTTCTTACGTTCACTCATAGTATTCTCCAAAGATAAGAGCACAATTGCTCACAGTTAAAATCTTACTATGAGACAATACATATGTCAAATTCTTACGTGTGTACAAAAAGCATAACTCACCTGATTAACAAGTCTAGGCAGCAGAAACAATCACACAACCTACAACACAGACAATCAACGACTAAAAACACACAGGAAGATGTTAGACTATGACTTTTATGCGACAAACGCTAAATACTAAGATTCCTACTGTTGACGTGCTTTGTTTGCTTGTGTAGAATGGTGTTCACAGTGAGTCGCAAGACGCACAATTGGGAGTGCAAACAAACACAAGGGGAAACAAAATGTCCAAAGTTCTTACCTGCGTATGCTGTGGTAGTGATGTCACGATGCCTCAGTTCTACAACGGCAAAGTGTACGGCTACACTTGCATCAAGAAAGTTGCCCCTTCGCAGAAACAAAGTAAAGTGGTGTATTTCGTTGCTGAAGAATTTTCTATCGTGCCTGTTGGCAACCTGAAAAAGCTTGTGTTTAAAGTGGACGGTAAAAAGTACGCTGTTATGCAAAGAATCGACAGCATCAAGAAAGAACAGCCAGAATTCACCAGCGTGAAGATTGTTGATGGGGTTTGCATGGTTGCAAGCTCGGTAATCACTAAGTAAGGGACATCATGCTCAACCCTTACAAACTAATTGCAACATGCATAACAACCCTAGCTCTCATGGGCCTCTCCGTGCAAGCTACACAAGCCGAAGAGAAAGCCAATCCTCTTAGTGGCCTACACATCAAAACAACATATTGCCTCAACATTCTAGGCTATGACAGGGGATGTTACACAGAGCAAGCAATGGGTAAGCATGGTGTACGTCGAGCTATTGTCAAGCGTGTCCTTGATCATGTCTGTTTCCATGAGAATGATTTAGAATGCCTGTTGCTTCGTAGCAGAAAAGGGCTTAAAATTGTATTCGTTGACGAAAGCATTGCAACAAAGACAGATGTTGTTGTGTGGCAAGCTAAAGCTAACACAATGCCGATGATTGAGATTGGGGAGGATAAATAGAGCCAACTTGCGTTGTCTCTTCTTTCTCGAATATAAATATTCTCGAAAGTGATTCATAGATAGCTCGTTACAATGTGTAAGGTGCCACATATGACAGTACACGATTGTGCTTAAAACGCTTGACATGCGTTGTAGAGGGTGTATGATGAACATATCAACCAATCACATAGGAGAACATCATGGAACATATTAACGACTGGCACAATGTATATATCACTGACAAGAGCGGTAAAAAGTTTTTCAATGCCAGCACTAGCCCTATGGCTACGTTCTCTGAAATCAAGAACCTGAAGCGCCACATTGAACAGGCTAAAGCGCATCCGCAGCACTACAATTTTCTTGACGTTGCCACTGCTGTGATTATGCTTGATGGCGAAGTGTACAGTGAGCCTCGTGTGGAAGACTTCGACGCTGATGCACTGCTGAAAGAATTGGGGTTGTAACATGACCTACGAAGACATCCTCGAATGGCTAGTGTTTGTCCCTGTTGGGGTTATTGCTATTGTGACAATTGGATATGTGGTGAGGAGTGCTTGGAGGGATAAGGGGAAGTGGGAGGATTAAGTCATTTTTAAACTTAACAACTGATTAAAAGTAGAAATTAGATAGTGGGCCAAAGACAGATGTGCACTATGGTCAATGTACGGTGTAGACCAGTGCCATCTACAGCCGAATCAGATGTCCAGTGCTTCATGCTTCGGCTATCAAACTTGAGCGTGCAATAGGTAGGGTGCTATATCTAGTTCGTGTCAACTGTCTTGCTACTTTTTAGGTTAGGACTAAATAAAACGAAAGTCAAACAAAATCCTTGACAACGACAGCATTGTTACAAGATGTCGGATTGACAATGTTTTGAAATACTCCTTGACAGATAGTGTACAAGATGAATGTGAATCTTTCCTAAAAGAAACTTTGACATTCACCTCTTTGGTTTCTAGTCAAGCTAAACATCGTATGTAGCGAAAATGCTACATGGCGAGAATTCCTATTTATTTTGAAGATTCTTATGAAAAGGGACTGTACAAGGGCAAAAACAGGATATAATAAAACCCATAGAGCAGCACATTACACACCCACACTAAGGAGCCTAACATGAACGACTACTACAGCATCCACACCGAACAAGGTAAGCTTGTGTATGAACTGCAATATGATCGTGGACTCGACAACGGTGGCACCTACACTTGCACCAAGCGTGCTGTGCAACAAGCGGACGGCTCTTTCTGGCTCTACGAACACACTGTTGGTGGCAAGAAAGGTAATCCGCAACGAGGTAAGTCTAGCCAAAAGATCATTCATCAGTTTATCGAGCATGTGAAGAAACAGTTTGAAGAGTGATACCAGGGGCCGCTTTCGCGGCTCTTTTCTTTTGTGCAGCGGCAATTATGCGTGTCCCATACAGCGCACTAAGCATATGTTTGCAGCGATAAACAATTGTTTATGAATATCGGCACATAGTTCTTGTCAAACGAAAACTCACTTGTGACTCAAAATCCGAAAACCCTTGTCATCAACGAGGGGTATTCCGTGACGAGCACTATTCATAACCAACGAGTTATGTGTTGCCAAAGTGCTATCCATTACAGTGTGTACGCACATATACAGCCCCTACCCAGGCGAAAGGGCACAGGGCCGCAGAGGGCCAGCGCGATAGAGGGCTCAGATAGGGTGAGACAGGCAAGCTGCGCAGAATGGAGATAGGAGGGCCAGGAAGGGGCCTAGGAGGCGATGGAGAGGGGATTGTGGAGCGTAGGACTACGCTTAGGAGGGCAAGCGTGCGACGGAGGGATGCTTACGGTGCGCTGATGTGAGGCTGAAAAGAGTATCCTTTTGGGCGCCGATCAAGAACTAGGAATGAACGTTCACAGTTTAGACACCTCTGTTCAAGATATTTCGCCACCCTGTTCGGGTACTATCACCCTCCTGCCGGGGCCTGTTTAATGGTGCGACTGCCTACGTCTACTTTTCAGACCTTACCCTCAAGAAAATGAAAAATCGACCTCGAAGATATATTTGCAACAGATATTTCTAATATAAAAGATTCACATGCACCTTGAATTTTTAATTTTTCTGAAAATTTTTGTTGTAAACGCCTGATAGATAAGGTAGAATCACGTATCGATTTGATATTTGGAGCACACCATGAAGAAGCTGATTGGATACTGCCGCGTCTCTACGGAACGTCAAAAATCTGCACGAAATGGCCTTGAGGCACAACGTGAAGAAATTGAGAACTTCGCTCGTGCCAATGGCTACGAACTGGTAGAAATCGTAGAAGAATCCGTCAGTGGTAAGTATGGGCTGGACTATCGCCCTGTGCTGAAAGCAGCTATCCAGAAGGCTAACAAGATGAAAGCAACCCTCATTGTGAGTAAGCTTGATCGCCTGTCGCGTTCTGCTGCATTCATTATGAATCTCATGGAGACTAAGCTTAACTTTGTTGTGGCAGAACTTGGTGAAGACGTTACCCCACTCATGCTGCATATTCACTGTGTTATCAGTGAAGCGGAACGTCGTGCTATTGGTGCTCGTACCAAGGCAGCTTTGCAGGCAAAGAAGCGACGTGAACCTGAGTGGAAGCCCGGTAATGAGAAATCTCTGGAAGAAAACCGCCCAAAGGGTATTCAAACTCAGGTGACGATGGCTGACATCTTTGCTGCAAACATGCGACCAATTATCGTTGGTATGACTTCTACTGGCATGTCTCTGCGCGAGGTTGCACGAGTTCTGAACACACAGGAAGTAAAAACTCCGCGAGGAGGGGCATGGACTGCACAATCGATTTCCAATCTTCGTGCTCGTTGGAAAGACGTTCTAATCTACGCTTCTTGAACATTATAGAGGAAGAGTATGCCTGCCATTCGTCTGGAAGTGAAGCATTCTTACTGACATTACAGAATGCACACAGCCACTGAAGATTTGAGATATAATTGGTTCCACCACGAGCAAGCGGGATTCTGTGATCTACGTGGGCTGTGTCGTCCAGTTCAATCCCACAACAGGCGCACTTGTTGTCTTGTTGTTGACGTAGCGCAGAAAGTTCTTGAAGGGTGTGGCTTCCTTCTGCACCATCACGCCTAGCACGGCGGTTCCTGTTTCTTGTGCGTGTACGTTCTGGATTGTTCCGTTGATACTCACTTGCTTTCTTGATGCGCTGTTCTCTGTTAGCTTCGTACCAAGTCACTGCTTCAGTCTTTCGTCTGAGCTTGTCTAGTGCTAATGCATCTTCATTTTTCTTATCTAGGACTCTACCTGATAGTATGGCAGTTTCTGGAACCTGATAAGTATTTCCACTATCAAAGTACCAGATATTCCAAGAACGTGCCCCATGCACTTTTGTTATTACTTGGAACCGGAACCCGATCATATCTTCATGCACAGTACCAGCCAAAATCTTTCCATCTGCATCGGTATGACATTTTAGTTCTCTGACTATGAAGAACCATCTTGACTTCGCAGCTTTACGTTCTTCAACCTCGCCGCGTTCTGCCTCTATGCACTTCTGCTGAAGTTCCCTCGCATAATTCTCCTCCGCAACTCTTTTTGCTTTTTCTTCGTCCCGTTTATTCTGGTAATATTCATTTCTGGCCTGAGAGTCTTTCACAAGACCTTTTTCAATATTGTCTTTCATGGCAATCTTGGTGTTACCTGTATTGACAAACTTGATGGTTACATTCTTACTGTTTTCATAGTCAACGATTTCGACATCTCCCCATTCGTTACTTTTGTAAATATCTCCAACCTTCACAGTTCTCTCACCTTCGCAAGAGCGTCTTCAAGAATTGCGATGGCTTCGGCTTTGGTGCTCAGCTTCACTTCTTGCGCCATACCGCCGCTGTACGATCCCCGTTCTACACCTCGGAGTTCTTTAGCACACCATGCATAGCTACAACCAAGAATGGTGGAAATTTCTTCGTAGCTCAGACCCTCTTGAGCGCGAAGTCGAGTTGCTTCTTCTTTGTCAAACTTACGATAGTTAGCCATGATAGTATCCTTATCACTAAAAATACTATCATATCATCTGTATTGTTATTTGTCAACTTTGTCCATCCAGACAAAAATAAAGCCCGCCAGAGTCTCCCCTAGCGAGCCTGCGAGCGTCAGTCTTCTCCCATCAAACCTTGCAAATATCCAACTTTGTTGCCTGCACTGTACCCATTATCATACCCACGCTCGTATTCTCCATCCAACTCTCGTTCAAGTTGTGCTACATCAGCCTTAAGCTTCTCAACAATTGCAAGATGATCTTCATACTTCACATAGTCGCAAAGAAAGTGCTCGTGAATACCTGCCTCGTAGTCTTGATATCGCTTAATCATCGCCCCTCCATAATCTTCTTAACTTCTTCCCAAGCAATCGGAGTGTAGTCAATCTGCTCTACAGACACACAAAGATAATGCTTGTCGATTTCTGTGTGCATGCCATACCAACTACCGTCTTGTACTTCTACAGTCACTGACTCATTGTGCATATGCCCATGAATATTTCCCTTGAACCTGTAAAGCTGATTCTCGTGCACAGGAATGTGCGTAAGAATGTATTCATCATGTTGCTTACAACCAAGGATGTCCTTGAAATATGGTGTGTACTCTTCCAGACGGAACACATCGTGATTACCCTTGACAAGAATCTTCGTGCCATTCAGACGTGCAAGAGTTGGCAGAGCACGACGATTGATTACAACATCTCCAAGATGAATCACTTTGTCTTTAGGACGCACCACTTTGTTCCAGTTTGCTACAAGCGCTTCGTCCATTTCTTCGATGTTGTCCCAAGGACGCATTTTCTCACCTGAGTGTGTCAGGAATTTCACTGCACCGTGATGCCCGAAGTGGGTGTCGCTTACGACGAATGTGTTGCTCATTAAATCTCCCCAAACGCTTCAATACGATCTCCAAGAATCTCGCTATATTCGTACATTACATCATATTGCCTGCACAACCGCTTTTGCTCTTTAAAACTAAGAGTCCAAAAGATAGGAGACTTCTCAATAAACTCATCAAGCTTACCAATCTTGCCATCCAACTCCACTTTCTCATCCACCACACGCTGTTGGTGCGGCATCATATCTTCGTATTTCATACACCCTCCTTAACAATACCAATAAATAACCATCTGCCCAACAATCAACCCGAGCAAGAATCCTGCTACGTAGATATTCACAAATATTCCTTCCACTCTTCCGGTAAATAACAATTTTGTGGAGCCTTCCTGAACATCGGTGCGATTTGCCAATCCTTATATCCCGCCAACCCACAACCGATTCTAGTAACTTCAAACTTAAGATCAGGAGAATTCTCCGCATAGAATAAGAAATCTTCTACGTAAGTTTTGATGGTTTCTAGCGGCAATGTCCTGATTCTTTCGTCCTTTGTCGGGATAGCGTAGCTGTTTCCTTGTGGACCAGCGCCCTGTCCGTAGATAGCACCATGATGTTGTCTTGCGTACAACGCAGCACCTTTTCCATGCCTACCTGCTAGGTTGCTTCCGAATACAAAAATCACACATCCCCCATATCAGGAATAATCCCAAGATCAACAAGAATCATAACAACCAGCAGCATTGCTCCGTAGTAGACATCGACAACAAATTCTTTAAGCATGTTCATTTCGTAAGCTCCTTAAACCTTCTCATGAAGTAAGTATAACTCATATGGCTGTCCCATGCAATGATCTTGTTACGATAGGGTTCATAACCCTCATAACAAACTTCCTTAACACAGGGCTGCATATCCCTACGCTCAGCAAGAAAGACACGAATATCAGCTTCCTTGATGCTTGGATGGAAGGGGAATTTCATGCCAAATCTCTTGCACATGTCAGCTTCAGCCCGTTTCTCTAGCTCTACATAACCGGGAAGCATGCGTTTAAGAGGGCTAGGCACATCACAGAGGAAAGCCTCTGTACCATCGTGAAGAAGTCCTTCTAGTGCATGTTCTGGAGGAACGAGCTTGCTCACTAGGACACTGTGTTGTGCCACGGTGTAAACACGATTGGTTTGCCCTGAGAAGCGTGCTGTGTGTGACAGTCCACGAGCAATGTCTTCGATACTGTAGCGGCTGCGCTCAGGGGCTTCGTAGTCGAAGAAGCCTCCGTTGAGAAGGCTGATGGATGTTGAGTTCATTCAGACTCCTTGTCATCTAACCACGCATATAATTCAAGCATCTTAGTGCGAAATTCAGCAAGTTCATCGATTAGGGTGTTCAGCTTATGCAGATTGTTTTCTCGATTTTCTTCCAAGCTTCCAGAGAAGTCTAGGGAAATTTTACGGTTGCAATCGGTGATGCTGAAGTAGGAACTTATATATTTTTCACCGTCTGTTTCATACTGGCTCCCTTCTATGTCTGCTTCAAAAGCTGCCATGCCAGAGCCTTTGTTGAGGAACCCTCGCTTGTAGTGTTTCATATTCCCTCCTAAATTTGTTGACAGACCTATAGTAGCTCAGCTTTCGTAAGAATGCAAGCGCTTTCTACAAATAAAAATGCCCCGCACTAGGCGAGGCGATGTTCATTCTACAGGTTGTTCTTGGACAGGCGCTTCAACTTTGATACGTTTAGTGCGCGGCTTCTTGGCAGGCTTCAGCTTCTCAGCGATGGCCTGCTTGATAGCATCGTCACGCTTTGCAAACCTGTCCATCGCTTCTTCTGCTGTAAGATAAAATTCCTTACCATCCAGCACACGTACAATCTCGTTAGGAGTGAGGAAGTCCGCGTACACTTCACCAACAAGACGATGGATTGCTTTGGTGCTGTGAGACACGTTAGCATCCATGTTGCCAGAGTGACCATAGAATCCGTAAGATGCCGTATGAATCATAATCGTAGTGTAAGGGTTAACATACACTTCATGAGCAAGCATCATAAGAATGGTGCCAGCGGAAGCCGTATCGGATTCCACATGCATGGCAATATAGGCATCAGTGTTGCGCATAGCTTCGATGAGGGGGATGATGGCGTGTAGTGCACCTCCGTTGGTTGACAACCTGATGTGTGCAATATCACCTTCTTGTGCATTGTCCAGATAGTCAACCAGTTGTGCAAATTGGCTAACTTCAGTGAAGTCATCATTGATGGTGCACTTGTAGCACTGGTTGAGGGGTACAGCCATAACTTCAAACGGTTCAACATCACGTTTGAAGAGTTTCATAATATCAGACATCTTTCCTCCTTAGTTATAGTAATACATCTTGACGAATGCTCGGCACAGACCAGACCTTACAACATCCTCTGGTGTAAACTCTACCACACCAATGTTCTGCGTCATGCAGTGAATGTCTTCGTCAATAAGATAGTCGGGCATCTTGCCAAGAGCATTGTCAATTAGTCCAATAGTCTCCATCAGCCCGCTCTTACCCTTCAGGTCATTCTGCTTTTGGTCGCCTGTCAGAACAAGCTGGCACCCATCTCCAATGCGGGTAAGAATGGCTTCAAGTTCTTCTTTCGTAAGATTCTGACTTTCCTCCACGATCACAAGAGCGTTCTCAATACTCATGCCACGAATGTGCTCCACACTCAGCATTTCCACTTTCTTACTCGTCAGGCAATAGCCGAGGAATCCTTTGCCCATGAACTTGCCAAGATGTTCAAGAGTTTGTTTGAAGAATGGAAGCAGCTTTTCTTCCAGAGTGCCGGGAAGGGCACCATTGCTCTTGCCTGTAGAAACATTGGCGCGAACAAGAAAAATCTTATCAATCTTCTTGTTTCGCAATTGTTCAGAACCGTGATAGGCAGCAAGGAAAGACTTGCCTGTGCCAGCAGAGCCAATAGCAAAAACAACTTGCCTACCTTCTTGCAGGTATTGCAGAAGTGTTTTCTGTCGAGGATTAGCAGGTTTGATAGTAAGTTGTTTTTGTTGCAAAGGAACAACAACCTCACCAGCAACCACTTCTACAACAGGTTGCTCACCAGTTTTCTGCTTACGTGTAAGACGCTTAGCATTGTTGGACATTAGTTATCCTCATAAACGTTAATAGGAATGCCCAACATATTTGTCAGACATTCCAATCTTATACTACGAATTGCTATCTGTCAATCATGAGATTCCAGCCATGTAACATCACTAGAGTAGACCCGTTCCTGAATTTCTGCGCAAGTGATGTATAAAGTTGCAATAAATTCGTTGTCTAAAATGTCAACACAAGCGATATCTTTGATGTGATAAAAGTGGTAATCGTATTTAATAACAGTACCTTGTCGAAGCTTCCAAACGTCTACTTCAGCATTACTGAACTGCACCTTCATCCGTGTCCTCCTTGTCCTTGTTGATTTTCTTAGCTTTACGAGCATTAGCCATAATTTCCTGACGCTTCTCTTTGGTGATAGGTTCACGAGCACCTTCACCACCTTCCAAATTGGCCTTAGCGGCAGCTACAGTAGCTGCTGTACGAATCATGTGTACTTCATATAGAAAGAAGTTGTAGAACGGGGGGCGAGTTTTATCGCGCACCCAGCCATACGCTGCATACTTGATCGCTTCGTCCATGATTTCTTCAAAGTTGGGTGTGACAAAGCTTTTGTGTTCTACAGCAGCTTCTTTGGAGTTGGTTTCAGTGATTTCGCTCATTTAGTTTCCTTCTGTTGGTTAATAATCTTACGTGTTTTGCGAACTGGAGTGTTGTCATCCACATAAATCTCTGCAAATCTCAGGTCTTCAAAGTCTGCAATGTTTCGTTCTTGGCGGGAGGCTTCCTCTACAATGTCCTCTAGTAGAGTCATCCAGCGCCCCGCTGCACCACTGCCATAATCGCCCTACGGGCTGGTGCACGGAACACTTGTGTGCGAACAATGGAAATGGCGTCACTGTAAGACTCTACGTGGTTTACATTGTATTTCACGAGTTTTCCTTCTTCGTGGAAGTACACTTTCACATTATTCAGCATCATAATCCTCTTGTTTGAGTTGTTGCATCTTTGCAACATACATGTTTGGTTTACTCTTTGGTGCGAAACGGCCACATAATGGCGTGCCATCCTCGTCTACAACAATGAAGCTCTCACGAGTACGTTGCAGAGAGCTAGTGTCAACAATCTTACCGTTATGTCCGAATACGATCATTTTCTTCTCCTTGAAATCCTTGCAAAACAGCAAGTGAAGTGGATAGTACACCGAGTATGATCTGCTGTCAAGCCCTAAAATTGACAAGAATGGGGACCACTGATACAATTCTTATCAGTTAAGAATATAAGGAGGTGTTCACATGGGTGAACTTGTACCAACAAAGCAACAAGCTATTTTTAAGAAGGATCATGAACTTAAGAAGCTTGTAAGCAGCTTGAAGAAGATTAGTAAGAAGGCTATCGAGACACTAGAGAAGGGTTTGGACAGCCAAGATGAGCGCGTGCGTATGATTGCAGCGGAGAAGTTGCTGAAGTTTTATGTAGATACGGCTAACGAGGTTAATGCCGACGAGTTGAAGCGTTTGCTTCTAGAGGTGAAGGCAAGTGGTCTGATTGGCGCTGGCTCTACAGCCCAGAATGACGATGATATACCAGCGTTGGATTTTGACAACATTTCTGAAGAATTCAGGGATGCTCCTGTAATCGACATGGGCACGGTAAATAGTATTTAGTTGCTTCGCATCTAAGAGTTGACAAGAATCTTGTCTTATGCCATAATACGTTTGTTGAGGAAATCACGCATCGGCCTACGACTTAACCGGGTGCAGATTGTCAACGAAAAACAGGTGAGTCACTACCTTTAAGTGTGGACTTGAAATAGCCTCCCCTAGAATACGTACTGTGCTTTTAGACTTGTGGGCTTCTTAGAGTATGCCTTTAACTCTTACAGAATTGGCAATCGCTTCTCACGAGGCGGTTTTAGAAGGTGTTCTCCTATGATGACGCTGCCCCTCCTCGGAAGATTCGGTGGATTGAGCACCTCCTAAAATTAAAGTTTCCGCCCCTTTCCCATAGCGGTCGATTGGACTTGACTTGTAATCAAGCTGCGAGAGCACACGTAGGTTCAAATCCTACAGGGGGCATAGTACAAAGGCCTTCCTCCGTAGAACAGCGAAAGCTCGGCTGGAAGGTTATTTATAGAAATGGGAAGACGTTCCCTCAAGTCTTCGGAGGGCAACCCTCTGCCGCAGATGCTCCAAAGGTGCTGCGATCAAGGTTGACACGGAGCACGAACAATAGCGGGGTAGTGTAACGGCAGCACGTCAGCCTCATAAGCTGACAGTCCAGTTCGATTCTGGCGACCGCAACCAAACATGCGGGCTTGGTATAGTGGCTGTGCCATAGCCTTCCAAGCTATTGAGGCGGGATCATTCCCCGCAGCCCGCTCCATTCTCTACTACCTTAGAGACTGTTAGCCTTGCGGCTGACGAGGCTTCTACGAGAAGCTAAGAGGGCGTGGAATTCGCCCCACATGAACACAAGGAGAAAATATGTCTGATGATACAAAAACATTCTATGCTGACGCCGGTAAGGGCGATAGGCCACGCGGAACAGGTTGGAAGAATTATTACGATAATTTTGATAACATCTTCGGTAAGAAAGATGAGTCTGTAAAAGAAGAAGCTGGTTGCGGTACTACTGTCGAGGTTGTCAACGATGTTTCCAAAGCCGACGAGGGCTGACATCGGTTGGGAAACCAACTAATTCTCGTAACGAAAGATGTGGCAGATAGGTGACTCCACGTTAAAAACATAAGCGCCTGAAGTTAGAAGGTTTTGCTCAAGGGACTAGCTCCGACGAGCATACTCCGCGAAAGCGGATTAGTGGAGAGGGGTGCGTACTGGCATCTGAAGATCACAGGCGGGCAGGGTAGCGCTGTGGCACCGAATACTAAAGGGAGGCTGCACGGCAGGAATGCTGTGTGGCTTTTTGTTGTTTACAAAACCCAGTGAGATTATCATATTTGGAAGTGCTCAAATTTGACAAGAATCTTATCTGCTGCTATAATGTAATTTTTGGCGGAGGTAAGAATGGGTAAGAAATCAAATTTGACGGGATTGAAATTTGGCAGACTGACTGGTATTTCAGAAGCGGGCAAGAACGACAAGGGTGCAACTCTCTGGCGATTTGCTTGTGATTGTGGAGCAGAGGTGGTTGCAATTGGAGCTTCTGTCAAATATGGAAATACTTCAAGCTGCGGTTGTTTAAAGGCCGAGGTCACCGCTTTGAGAAACACAACTCATGCAATGAGTAAGCACCCTGCCTACGAAAATTGGAAGAGTATGTTTAAGCGCTGCTATAACAAGAATGACAAGCGTTACGAATACTATGGCGCAAGAGGCATCGGAGTTGACCCGCATTTCAACTACTTCCCAAATTTCTTAGCTGAGATTGGAGAAAAACCCAGCGAGGACACGACGTGGACGGTGGGTAGGAAAGACAATAATCTAGGCTACCAGCCGGGAAATATCAGATGGGAAACGACCGCCGAGCAAGCCCGTAATCATTCTATGCAAAAGAATAACACGAGCGGTATTGTTGGAGTAAAGTTGGAAATTAAGATAAACAAGCACGGTAGGTATGGAAGTTGGGTTGCATATTATAAAGATCATACTGGAAGGTCTGTGACCAAGAATTTTAGTATCAACAAATACGGATACGAAGAGGCCAAAAGGCTTGCAGTACAAGCACGTGAGGAGGGTTTGAGGCGATTAGAAGAACAAGGAATCGTTTATGCAGAGACTCACGGCGCCCCTAAATAAAGGAGAATTATGAATAAAAAACAGAAGACAGTGCTGGGTCCAGACAGCCCTACGCACAAAGCCTTCCTTGATTGTACAAGTGACTACATTATTTTTGGTGGTAAACTGTCTGCCTCCAAGTAAAAACATCTCTCTAATTCAGGGAAACTCTCAACGAGACAATCCTGAGCGAAGCCTATAAATAGGAACGTGCAACGACTAGCTGAAAAGCGTAGGGCTAAGCGGCCCGAAACGGGAGACTCCGAAAGGATGAAGATATAGTCTGAACATTGCAGCGATGCAGTGCAGCCAAATCGGCGGGACGAGGTTAGCGCCCTCGTCTGAACACAATGGGCGCAGGCTGCGGAAAATCTCACCAAGCACTACTCAAGGTACTTAAGTACAAAGACGATCCAAACTTCCGCGCAGTTTTTATCCGCGAAACAAGCACTCAGCTTTCTCAAGCAGGTGGATTGTATCAAGAAGCTGAGAAGATGTGGAAGCAATTTGGTGCTAGATTTAAGACGCACCCTCAAATGACCGCTGTGTTCCCATCTGGTGCACAAGTGCAGTTTAAAGTTTGTGGTGCAGACCGTGATATCTCCAACTACGACGGTGGTCAGTTCTCTCTAGTGGTATTTGACGAGGCTCAGAACCACACAGACGTGCAGATTCGATATCTTGAGTCTCGTATTCGTTCTCAGGCTAAAGGTCCGCACCAACTTATCGCAACATGCAACCCTAGGCGTGATAGCCATCTTATGCCTTTCGTGAATTGGTATCTGGATCAAGACACAGGTATTCCTATTCCTGAACGTTCTGGTGTTGAGCGTTATTACGCTTCGTACAACGGCACGATGGTGTTTGCTGACACTAAAGAAGAACTCATCGAAACCTATCCCGGCGTACGTCCACAGTCCTACACTTTCATCAGTGCCACTATTCGGGATAACCCGAGGATGAAAGTGCTGAATCCCGGCTACGTGGCCCGTCTGGAGAACCTTAAGCGAGTTGAGCGCGAACGTCTTCTGCTTGGCTCTTGGTTTGCTAAGGAAGAATCTTCCGGTTATTTCAAACGAGATTGGTGTGAGATTGTTGACAAGGTTCCTGCACAGATTGTAAATCGTGCACGCGGAATGGACTTAGCCAGTACACTTCGGTCTGAGAGCAATCCCAACCCTGACTGGACTGCATCCACTCGTATCTCCAAGGGAAAAGACGGATTCTACTACGTTGAGCATGTAGAGCGATATAGAAAGCTTACCCACGGAGTTCTTGAAGAAATTGCCAAGTGCGCTATCAAAGACCGTGACGAACTGGGACAACAAGTTCCAGTGTTTATTCCGAAAGACCCCGGCGCTGGTGGTGCAGCAGCTAATATGTTCTTCATTAAAACTCTAGTGGAGAATGGTGTAGATGCTCGCACAGAGGTTGTTACAGGGCATTCCGGTAAACTTGCTAGAATGCAACCTTTTCTGTCTCTTGCGGAAGCTGGACTTGTCCGGGTAGTTAGGGGCGAATGGAACGAAATGTGGTTCAACGAGCTAGAAGATTATATTGATGGCAACAGAAACCAGAAGGACGACATGTGGGATAGCACTGCTACGGCTTGTAAGGCTGTTATGAAACAGATTACTATTCCGTCGTTTACTTTGTCTGTGAATACACAGCCGTCGCCTATTCCCTCTCTATAATACCATAAGGTTGCACAATGTTGACAAGAATCAGTTGCAATGGTACAATTCGTGCTAGTAAAGAAAAGGAGCAATAATGGCCGCTAAAAAGAAGCCACAAGACAATACGGCTGCTCTAGCGGCTGATGAAGGCATGCCTGTCCCTCGGATTTCTTTGGGTGAAACGGGTTTTGTTGGAACTCGCACAGTTTGGGGACGAGTAATCGATGACCCGCAGCGTGCATTCCACTGGCCTAATTTTTACCGTACAGTCCGGGAAATGATGAATGACGCAGTTATTGCGTCTGCATTCAATACCTACCGCATGCTCCTGTCCCGCGTAAAGTGGTCAGTTGAGCCTCCTGAGAATCCTACGGAAGAAGACAAAGCCCGCGCCAAGTTCGTGCAATCCTGCATGGACGACATGGAAGAGAGTTGGGCAACCTTCCTGTCAGATACTATCACATATCTGCAATATGGATTTGCTGTAGAAGAGAAGGTGTACCGTCGCCGCCTGTATAAGAATGGTAGCAAATTTAATGACGGTCTTGTCGGACTTCGTAAACTTTCTCCTCGTGGACAAGACACTATTGTACGGTGGACTTTTACGGAAGATGGTCGTGAATTGATAGGTTGTGAACAATCTATTTACAATCTTGAGCATGGTGCCATGTTTATGGACCAGACTAACGAACACGGTCTTATCCCAATCAAACGTGAAAAATTTATGCTGTTTAGGGCAGACCCAACAAAAGGCGACCCTACGGGCAACTCCGTACTGAAAAACGTGTACAAAGCGTGGAAGCAAATGGACATGTTGCGTGACCAAGAATTACTTGGAATTGCTAAAGAGTCCAACGGGCTTCCGCTTATTAAGTTGCCACCTGAATTTATGGCAGCAGATGCACCTGACGATATGAAGATGGTGTACCAGACATGCCAAAAGTTGCTAGATACAATTCAAGCAGGTACTAACAAGGGTATTATTTTCCCTCGCAGGTTAGATGAAAAAGGTAACGACCTTTTCGATATCAGCCTCATGGAGAAAAAGGGCGTCAACGGTGTAAACATTGACAATGTTATTAAGCGATATCACACCGAAGTCTACTCTGCTCTTGGTATTGATATTCTTAAAGAAGTTGACCAAATTGGTTCGTTCTCTCTCGCTGACTCTAATACGAATCTTGTGTCGCTTGCAATGAGCCATCGTCTGAATGAGATTGCCGACGTGCTGAATAGTGATTTGGTGGTGCAATTATTCCAGTTGAATGGTTGGTCATTGGAAAGACTCCCTAAGTTTGTTTACGGCGACATCTCTGAAATGAGTGCAGATGAACTCGGAAAATTGGCACAAAGAACAGGCAGTATCGGTCTAGTTCCTAAGAGTGTTGATGTTGTTAATCGTATTCTGCGTGCTATGGGTGTTACGGAACTTCCTGAAGATACCAACATTGATGATGTTGAATTCACGATGGAGTCCAGTAATGCGGGCGAAGGCATGACTACACCGTACTCTGGAACCGCCAAGAAACCTACTAAGAAGGATTCCAGTGCTAGTAATAATGAGAATGCGGCATAAGGAGAACTGATGGCAGAAGTTTATTGGATTAGAACCAAAGAAATGACTGATATGTTTTCCGAGGGTTACATCGGATTCACCAGTAAAACTACAGAAGAACGATGGAAAGGTCATCTTAAGGAGGCTCGTGCTTCCCGTACTAAGAATTATCCAATCTACAATAACATTCGTAAGTACGGCGATCAAATTGTTGTTTCCACGGTTGTTGTAGGCGGCGACGATTACTGTCTTGAGATTGAGCGAAAACTTCGTCCTGTAGTTAAGATTGGTTGGAATCTACAAGCTGGTGGAAACAAGGGTTGCGATCCTACGTATTTTACTGAAGAAGTTAGAGCTAAGATTTCTGAGAAAGGTAAAGGCAGAGTTTTCTCTGAGGGGCATAAAGCTAAGATTGCTCTGGCGAACAAAAACCGCATCGTTTCTGAAGAGACTAAAGACCTTATGTCTGAACAAAGGCTAGGTAAGCCTAGACCTATTGGATCGTCGGATAAACAATCTGCAACTTTACAAGCCGAGCCGTGGCGGAATAGATCGGTTGTTGATAAAACAGTTTGGCTAATGGCTGATAAAATTCACGAGTATTTCACAACTAACAATGTTGGCGAAAGGGCGCTTGCCAAGATTTTTGGTATTGACTCCGTTGGGAAGCTGCACACAATTGTTAAAAAGTTAAAGCAGGGCTGGAATCCTATGTTAGACGACAAGTGGCTCCTGTTCAAAGAAACCTATTCGGGAGGCTCTAATGTCTAAAAAACAAAATAAGATTCTGCGCTACACAGAGATGTTATACAGCAAGCCACATCTTGTGAGTGAAGACTCATTTAGGGTTATTACAGAATACCTTGATAACCGAAACAATTTCAAGTTGATGCAAATAGACGCTCCAACAGCCCCAGATATTGACGATGATGGCGGGGTCAATTACGACGAGATGTCCGGTGTTGGTGTTATTGATATCAGCGGAACTCTGACAAATGAGCCAGTAGTTACCATGTGCGGCGTTGTGGGCACAAGTTACGAAAGTATCCTAGAGCAAGCAGAAGAGATGATCGAAGCTGGTGTTAAGAAGATTGTTCTTGACATTGACTCTGGAGGCGGCGAAGCGTTCAACTGTTTTACAAGCGTAGATCAGTTTCGCAAGATGTGTGATGAAGCGGGCGTGCGTGTTTACACCTACGTGGATGGCATGGCAGCTTCTGCCGCCTACGCTTGGGCTTGTGCCGCCGATGAAGTCATTGCCCCTGTAGATGCAGAAGTGGGCAGCATCGGCGTTTTGATTGCCCTCGCTAACATGAATAAGTATTACGAGAATCAGGGCATCACTCGCACATGGGTTTCTGCTGGCGCAGATAAAATTCCGTTTGATGAAAATGGAGATTTCAAAGACTCGTTCTTGAGCGATCTTCAATATAAGGTAGATACTCTCTACTCTATGTTTGTGCAGCACGTCTCAAAATACACAGGGCTTTCCGCTGATGAAATTAAGGCGACGGAAGCTAAAACTTTCCTCTCCAACGATGCAATCAAAATTGGACTTGTTAACAAGGTCATGAATAAGTTTGATTTTGTCAACTATGTTCTCGGCAAAAAGGATTAATAATGCTTGATTTTTTCAAGAAAAAGAAGTTGGGCGTAACGCCTGTAACCACGGAGGCTTCGCAAGAAGTCACAACTACAGGCGATCTGCCTGAACAAGAAAAGGAAGAAACGATGAGTGTAGAAGACAAGGCTCAAACTATCGAGCTTGCTGCGCACGAAGCCGTTCTGGCTCAACTGGCTACGCTGACTGCCGAGATGGATTCGGTTAAGGCTGCTACTGAAGCTATGAAAGCTGAGTACGAAGAAAAGCTGTCGGCATATGCTGCTGCTGAAGAGAAAGCTAAAACTGATGCTCTGGCTGCTAAAGCAAAAGCCCGTCAAGAAAAAGCTGAAGCCAAGATGGGCACTGAAAAAGCTGCTGAGTTTATGGCTGCTACTGAAGACATGAGCGATGAGAAATTTGATTCTTTCCTCGCAATTTTCGCTACAAATGCTGATGCCGAAGCTAATAGCGAGTTGTTCAATGAAGTCGGCGTGGAAACCAAGGCAGACGCCAAAGTCGACGAGCCGAAGGTTGAACATTTTAATAAATATCTCCCTAAGAAAACTGCTAAGAAGGAAACGAAATAATGACGAAGCTTGCCTCGCGTTCCAATAAACTCTCTGGTGTACTGGCTTTTGAAGAAATGCCGGATAAAGGCGTCTGCCGCCGCGCCGTCACCGTCACAATTCAAGCTGGCATGGATGTCGGCGCTGTCCTGCAATATGACGGCACCAGCAAATATAAATGGGTTGCTAATGCTGACGTTGCAACGCTGAATGCTGACGTTGTTGTGCTGATTGACACCGTTGTGGATGTCCCGTCGCTGACTCCGGGCGACTATACGCTGACTGTCCTGCGCGTCGGTCATGCTGGTGTGGTGGATC